TCAAATAGCTATTTCCATCTTTAGTGTTATTGTGAATAATCCAAGGACTTCTATACTGACCATTTGCATAGAATATGATTCGATCACCAACAAGTTCGTACAAAGATTCTTTTACATTATTCTTCGCTCCTGACCACAAGCGCATCCCAGCAAATGTTTCATTTTCTGTATTTTCAGTTTTGTCTTGATTTGTTCCTATGACGATTCTGGCAGCCTTATTGTCTCTTAGATACTCGCCAATAAGACCAACTTGGTTAAATTTGATAAATTGAGATGAACTTGTATCGTCAATTCTTCGAATTGTGCCAGTATTTGAAAAAAGATTTAGTGTACCATTGTCTAAATTAAAGACAGTTGAACCGTTATTTGCACTCAACCTACCCCCTTTAATGTGTTCTGCAGAAAAATCAATTGAAGCGAGTTGGGTGATAAATGCTTTCTGCGATGTAAGCTCTTTGATGAATGCTTGGTTTGATACAAGCTTGTTAATCATGGCAGAGTCTACTAGTAGCTTGTCCGCTGTCACTGCATTACTAGCAAGAATCTGAGTTGTTACTGATCCTGCTTCGAAATTCCCTGTTTTGAGCTTGTCTACCATTGCAGATTTGATCACTGCATTATCAATTAATGTATCACCAGTAATATGAGTAGCCCTACCAGTGATCCGATTTAACCCACTTGCTCCTAAATTAATGCCAGAAATTAAATCTCCTGCGCTGTTTAAATTTTGGATAGCATACGATCCAGCAAGCTGTGTGACTTGAGTCCTTGTCGCTTCTGCAGATTGTTGGGCCTGTCTAGCCTGCTCTGCAACTTGGATAGCCTTAGTTTGAGCGCTTTCTGCTAGTTCTTTAGCTTCTTTTGTCTGTTTGTAAGCGTCATCAAATTGACTTGGCTTGTAAGGCCCTGTGTTTGACCCACGGACAAGGATTGGCTCTTTAAATTCGATCCATCCATTCTTGGCCAAATAGATATAAAATGGATAGTTTGCGTCTTCGCCAAAAGCAAAATCTTCTTGGACGGTAAAAGTTTTCTGGAATTCCTGCCATTGGTTCAATGGTGGCCTATTCTTACCGATATCAGATGCAAGCAAGATCTTATTTAGACCGTGATTTTTTATGTTAAAAGCAAAAGAACTGTCTGGGTATTCTCTGATACGATATTTAAATCCTAGCGTGTATGTTTCGCCATGATAGATTTTTTTTACGTAAATCGGGAGAGAGAAACCAGACCAATTATAACCAGTAAGGCCCTGCGCCTTGATTGTAAAAATGCCATCACTAACAGATACGCTTGCTTTTGGATTGTTATTCCCAACAAGCGTATTGGTTGACATCGTCATGGAATTAACAATCAAGTTGTTATCATCTGTAACGTATTTACCTACTTCTGTTTGAAATATCTCGCTAGACATAACAAGCCGTGATAGTTTGTTTGGTGCACCTTCTTCTGTTGTACCTAAAATGCGTTCAAACATTTTAGTAGATTCTCTGACTGCATTATAATTTGTAACTTGCACTTCGATTTGACGTGTGTTGGCAGCCACTTGAGAGTTAGTATTCGCTAAATCTCGATTTGTAGTTTCCAAGTTTCTATTAGTCCGATCGATTCGATTGTTTGCTTGGTCAACTTCCCGATTAATCGAAAGCAATTCATTGTTAGCATTGTTTGCAACCGATTGAGCAACAGCGATATCGTTTTTAGCTTGATTCAGACCGTTATTTACTTCTCTAATACGATTGTTAGCTTGAGAGATCTTTTGATTCACTTGATCTTCAATTTGCACAATTTTTTTGGTTACTTCACCAGAAATTTTGCTGTAAATTGCAGTCCCGTTGTCTGATTCGATAAAAGTTTGGTTTATTTTATCGCTCAGATCCTTACTTTTTAAAATCTCGTCTTTGAGTTTTGACGAAATGCTCTCCATACTTGGAAATGTTCCAGCCTTGCTCAAAGCCTCTTCTGCTTTTGCTTTCGCTTTTTCAATTTCCAAATCAGTCGATTGTTTAAATCCTGATATCTTCTGGTCAATCGTGCCAGATATTTCCTGCTTTACTTTCTCAGCCTTGTTTTTAGCATCTTCAATACCATTATCCATATCAAGACGCATCACACGCATTTTTTCAGCGATTTCTGCGTTCTTGTTGTCAATCATTTCTTGGACTTTTTGATTATAGGCCTCTTGTTCTTCAGATAGCTCTCTAACTGCTTCCTTAATTGCATTGAGAGAGCTGCTTTGCGATCGGCTCTTTAGAGTCTCATAATCACCGAGTTCAACTTCTGACTGGTCAAAATTGAGTTTGTCAATCTCAATTGAGAAGATACGGGCTTCAAAAGATAACTTCGCAGAATCTTTGACGAATGCGACACGATCCCCAAGCCAAATGTCATCTCGTAGATCCAAGATACGTGCCTTGTATTTACGAATAGGATTGTTGAGTCTCAAGAGTTCTTGATATGTCGCTTGAAGTAGGACTTCTTTGTCTTCAATTTCTTCATCGACAAATACACCCCAGCGATGCTTCAACTCGCCATTCTGATAAAGCCCCTTGTTTTCAATATCGTCATTCAAAACGATGTAGTTTTGTCCAGCGGGCTTATCGATAGGCTTGCCACTTGCTTTCGTCCAGACGATGTCAGTGAATTCAATTCTTCGACCATATCCACCAGTGGCATTACCTTCTGAATCGGTTGACTCCTCACCTTTACCACGACCGATCAGAGCAGTGACGACATTGTCAGAGTCTTCTTCCATCGTGACTTCAAGAGCATTGTTTCCGTACTCGAATTGCACCCCAGAGTACGAGCCTTGCCGATGATACAAATCGATGTAGCGGTTGATGATCTTATTCTCTACAAACTCATAACGTACACGAAATTCGCAGTTAAAAGCCTCGATAATCTTCACAAGAGCTTCACGAGGGCTTATGTAATAGAAGTTGGTCTTATTTACTTTGGTAAGGCCTTCCCTTTCACCTAATTGATAGCCTGTACCTTCTAATGCTACGTTCAAAGCTTGGTCAGCAGTAACGTTTTGCAGTCGCTTGTCTTTGATAATTCGGACCGTCCGAAGGTCACTCTCTGCACGGTCAAGACCTTTCACAACATAGTTGTCGCTCATGGTCACTTCATAGGCTTTAAACACCCCAAATTGACGACCACGCACAAAGAAACCAAAGAAACGCATCTGTTCGATAATTTCTTTATCAATCGCTTCGATAGGCAACTCAAACTCTGCAGCATCAAACGTGTTGATCTCGATTTTATGAGTAAATTCGATTAGATCTTGCTCTTTAATGATGTGGATCAATTCTTCTTTATTATTAAATAAATAAATCATTGATACACCTCACTATATTCAATCGTTAACTGACTCGATGGGGTCAATCTTAATGTATTAGCCCCTTTTTTCAAAGAGAAAAATCTGCTGTTCACCATGTCGAAATTTTTAAGCTCATTTCTGCCATTTAGCTTGATCGTGCGTTCTTTCATGTCAATCTCAATGCGATTTCCTTGTGTATATGTGCCTTTCAGCCGAATATACTTCTGTTGTTCAACGTGTAGAAGATTGATTTCATTCACATTAACACCAACCATAAAGGAAATTTTAGGGTACATTTCTTTGCTTCCTACATAATTGACCTGATTTCCAGTAACGGTCTTCTTATTCGTGAGTTTCTTAGGATCATAACAGATCATTTTCAATTTAATGATTTGTTGGTTGCTCTCTTCATCTGGAATATCTGCAGATTCAAATTGCGCCTTGTAGATTCGGTCTGGTTCGTCACCAAAGACCAAGTCACTTGGCTCATTCGTATCTAGCAACTCATTCAGTTTTTCAAATTGCAGTCGAAAAGCTGAGTTATTAACTCCAGAGATTAAAGCAGTGATCTCAATTTCACGTTCTTTGTAAGACTTGCGTCTGAATACCTTACCATCACGGCCAGTCACATCTACTGTCTGATGTTCTTGGTCTACGACACCACGGCCAGAGATCATGACAGTTTGAAATGCTCCATTTGAGTTCGTAAGCTCACGCTCTAGCGTTTTGCCATTGAATGTTGTCTGAATTCCCATTTCGTAGCTTTTTAAAATCTCGTTCGTATCTGTGAAATTATACATTTTTCCCCCTTTCTTCATTTTTTATAAAAAGGCAAAGCCCTCATTTTACAGAGGACTTGTCTTTAATCTGATACGTTCTCTCTTACCTTGCGCAGTAGTGATATCCTCTACGAACGCAGAGAAGGCACGACCACCCAATTCAAGAGTTAATTGCATTGGTTTATTTTGACTATCAACCTCTTTGATCTCATGGTTGATTACTCCGTTGTAGTCAAATCCAGAGCCAAGAGGATTGCTTGCAGTGTATTGCGATGCATCATCAATCAAGTTTTCCATTGATTTTGATACTTCGGATGCATTGCGATCAATACCATCAGCGACACCAAGAGCCAAGAATTTACCGACATTGTCACGGAACAGCCGTGATGGACTGTGGATCTTAGCTTTTGCTTGTGCAGCACGTTCTGCCTGTGCCACGAGTGCATTTGCTGCAGCAGTTACTGCACCAAGGGCAGAATACATACCTTGTGCTAAACCTTGTCCAATCATACTACCGACTGAACGCATTGTACCAACCGCTGCCATTCCAAC